CCAATGTTGGCAAGAGGTACAGACAATTGGAGTGGTGGTATTGCTCAAGTTCACGAAAAAGGCGGAGAGATCATAGATCTGCCGAGAGGAACTCGCGTATACCCACATGATAAGTCAGTGCAGATGGCAAGGAATCAAGGAAATAAGACTTATAAGATTGAAAAATTTGCAGATACGATTGTTGTGAGAGAAGAAGCAGATATTGATAAAATAGCAGAAAAACTTGCTGAGAAATTAGAGGCAATACCGGCATAAAAGGAGAATGGAAGGGAAATTTGGTTAAATAATGGAAATGACAAGATCCGGTTTCCGGTATTGCCATCTTCCTATAAGATAGGAACATCTGTGCAGAATACAACTGAAACTGTACACAGGAAAGGCGAAATAAATATTCTTGGAGATAGAAATTTAGAAACGATTGAAATAAGTTCTTTCTTTCCAGCGCAAGAATATCCATTTTGTCAATATAAAGGATTTGATACAAATCCAATAAACTATATTAATAAAATCAAAAAGTGGGAGTATGAGAAAGTGACTCCCACTTTTGTTATGACAGGAGACGTCGATTTTAATAAAACGGTGTCGATCGAAAGTCTTGAATATGGAAAAGATGACAGCACAGGAGATATCGCATTTACTTTGAATTTGAAAGAATATATTGCGGTAACATATGCGACAGAAAAAAAGAAAACGTCAAATGGAAAGAAAGTAAAAAAGAAGAACAGCAGTAAAAAAAGAAGCAGTAAAAGTGTAAAAACAACAGCTTATACTGTAAAAAAAGGAGATACGTTGCGTAAGATCGCAAAAAAGAAAACAGGAAGTTCTTCAAACTGGAAGAAAATCTATACAAAAAATAAAAAAGTGATCGAAAGTGCAGCAAAGAAACATAAAAGAAGATCAAGCAGTAATGGAAGATATATTTATGCAGGCACAAAGTTGGTGATCGAGAAATGAGTTTAAATTTAAAAGTTGAATGGAAGGGAAATGATATTACCAGTACGGTCAGTTCAATTACCTGGTCTGGAAGTGCTTATTCATCTGCCAGATCACTGGAATTTAGTGTAGTGAATCCAGCAGGAGATACACATTTTAAAACGCCAGACATTAAATTGGGTGATCTCATATGTTTCTATAATGGAAATGACAAACTATTCCATGGAAAACTGACAAAGAGAGAAAGAAAAGGGGAAGCCGGAACAATTACATATACAGCGCAAGATTATATGTTATATCTGATCCGGAGCAAAGGAACCTATAAATTTAAGAAAAAGAAGCCGGAGCAGATTACACAATTAATCTGCAAAGACTTAAAGATAAAAACAAAAAGTATTGCAAAAACGAATATGAAGATCAAGAAACTATTGTTCCAAGACAAGGAATATT